CCTGAGAAGATGCGCAGATATTGAGACTGTGCTCTAGCCATCAGCGAACACCTACGGCATAGCGCCCTGCAGGAGTGCGAAGGCTGGAGTAGATGCCATCAGCGGTCTTCCGCATAGCGCGCTCCAGATCAGCCATGGAGACGTACTGCTGGCCGCCCTGCTGCATCACTGGGCCAGTAGTGACATTGATCTGGGCATTGCCTCCCACGAAGCCGCCATTGGCTAAGGCAGGGATTGCAGCACCACCTCGAGCACCGGCCAGGTAGTTCATGGCGAAGGCTGCGGCCTTGCGCTCCGGCACAATGTATTCAGGGCCAGCCTCGCCAACTACCGCAAGCGTTCCCTGGCCGACGTAACCACCCTTGGCAAATTGAGGCACGCTAAGGGTTGGCAAGGTAGGCAGCTGAGGACCCTTTACCCTGGCTGAGATATTGTTGGCAGCAATAACCAGCCTGTTAATATTGCCAATCGCACCATTCACCGCACCAAAGACACCACGCAAAACGCCATTTAAGACGGCCTTGATTGCAGTGCCAACGCCAGTGAATACGCTTTTGATTGTGGCTGCGGCTGTGTTTAATGCTTTGGGCAGGAAGTCCACCATGGCTTTCCATGCGTTGGAAATTGGGGTGATGACGTAAGTGGTAAAGAACTGGCCGATCGGTTTGCCCCAGCTCACCAGCCACCCAGCGAAATCTTGCAGCGGTTTGCGGAACAGGATTGCCATCGCCACCACTGCGGCCACAGCAAGCACGGTCCAGCCAACGGGGCCGGAGAAGAAGCCAGCTATTACTGGGAAGAAGCTGCTTGATAGAAATGACAAGATACCCTGGAAAGCAATCAGGAAGGCTGTCTTGAGGCCAAACAATATAGGCACAAGACCTTGAAGAACTCCTGCAAATCCTGCAATTGTGGCGAAGATTTTCAGGGCTATTAAGCCTTTAACAACGTTAGCCACAATAAGAATAGCCGGGCCCAGCAGTACAATGCCGCCAATAATGGTTTGCAGCGGGCCGGGTAGTTGTGTAAAAGCTTCTAGTATAGTAGTTAAGGGCAGCAGGACGTTTCCGATTGTTGCGCCAAGACGAAGCAACGAAGCGCTCATCTTTACCTCGGCATCGTTCAAGCTGTCGGCTGAATTAGCAAACTCGGTTGTAAAAATTGGGACCAGCTTTTCCACTTCTTCGCGGGTCATCGCAAATAGAGGCAGCAGCTTTGTGGCGAGCTTGCCGCCGAACAAATCAAACGCAGCAGCAGCTCGATCAGCTTCTGTAGGGAGCTTTGCCAGTGCGTCAAACACGTCCATAAACACCTCACCAGCGCCACGCTGCGAACCGTCTTGGTTGCGCAGGGCGATGCCAAGCTTGGCGTAGGCGTCTTGCGCCTTCTTATTGCCGTCTTCAACTGCCTTTACTTGCGCATCGGCCATGGCCTTGATTTGCGCAATGCGATCCGCTGAAGCTTTTGCCATGATCGCTTTTTCAGCTTTGGCGCTGTCGTCGGCCTGTTTTTTCCGCGCATCCGCAGCGGCTTGTTCGGCTGCTTGCTCGGCTGACCTGCGATCGTCAATCGCCTGCTGCGCTGCCTCCTGCTGGTCGCGGTAGTTTCTATCTTGCGTCTTGGCGCGATCCGCAAAGCCTTTGCGCAGCGTCGCAAGCTCGGCATCCTGCTGGTCGCGCAGTGCCTGCACTGCAGAGTCCTTGGCATTGGCGCCCAAGGTTTCATCCCTTTGGATCTGCTTTTGCTGCAGGTCGTAGCGGCGGTTGATCTCGCGCTCAAGCTGATTTAGGTTCTCGTCAGTTTTGCGGCGCTCGGCGTCGCGCTGATCGTCGAACGAATCATTCAGCAGTTTTTCTTCTTGTCGATATCGACGGTTGATTTCGCGCATCCGCTGGTCGGACTCGCGCTCAAGCACGGCAATGCGCTGATCCTTGGCACGCTCAATCGCCTCAATCTGGCGCTGCTCACCATTGCGAACCGCCTGGATTTGACGTTCGGCGCCAGCTTTGATCGTAGTCACCTTGCGCTCGTCAGCTTGATCAAGAAGCCGTAGCTGATCAGCGATCGACACTTTTAGTTTTGTAGTCCCACCAGCAACAGCGGTTGCCGTTGCATTGCTGGCAGCGCTAGTTGAATTACCAATCGCAATGGCTGTCTTTGCAAGCCCCTTTCCCACGTCTTCAATCGTGGCGCCGCTCATTTCGGCTGCCGTCTTTAGCTTGCTCAGCTGCTCAACGCTGACGCCGGTGCGGATTGACATATCCCGCAGGTTGTCGGCGGTGTCGATTGCGTTCTTGGCTAATGCCAGCAGGCCGGCACCAGCGGCAAGCGACGCCATTGAACCCAGCGCACCGCTCAAGCCTCTCAAGCTGCCCGACACCTTGCCCGCAGTGCTGCTCAGCCCGCTAATGGAGCGACCTAGTGCTTGAACAGCGGCCGATCCCTCAACGTCTGCCTTGATCTTCAGCAGCGCCTGCATCAATGCCATTACTTCGCCTCCTTATTGATCAGGTCGCGTGCGTGCAGTTCCATGATCTGCAGATCTTCCATCACGCGGGCCAGATCCTCGGTGATCTTGTACAGGCTAGCCATCTGCAAAACCACGCCATAATCCAAACCCACCACACCACTGGCACCGCAGCGCCATTGCGTCATGCAGCGCAGGAACAGGCTCAGCACGTCCATGTGCTCGGGCCAAATGTGGTAGACCTTCGGCGCCAGGATTGCCTCCGGCAAGGTCATGCCAAAGGCTGCAGCATCAGCAAGCAGCTCTTTATTGGCGCTGCTGCCATGGAGCAGATGCTCCACAGCGCCTGTTAGTTTTTTGCTTTGGCCTTTGCGTGCGCGTCGAAGAACGTCTCGACCAGCACATCAGCGACAGTGGCCACCTCCAGCAGCTGGGCCTTGTATGACTCGGAGAACTCCACTGGTGAGCCGTCAGGGTTAGTGATGCCTTCCCAGCCCTGCAGTATCTCGGCGGCGATCTCGCGGGTGGGGATGCTCTCCAGCGGCTGATCGCGCACTGCTGCGGCCTTCATCGCCTGGTACTGGAGCTGCACCTCTTCCATGCGGCTCTGGGGCAGCCGGCGATAGATCGCCTCAAACTGGTGAGTGCGGTACTTGCCGCCGTCTCGCAGCTCCCGAATAATGATCGGGTGCGTAAAAGTTGGCGACTGCTCAAGAACGAAGGCCATAGATCAGGTCAGCGCAATGGTGAACTCATCGTTGCCTGCAGCCGTTGGCTGAGGCATAAATGGCAGCTTGAGCATGATGATGCCGTCGCTGTCTTCGTATTCTGGGGACCCCAGATTGCAGGTCGGTGCCGTGAAGGTCACGATGTTGCCGGCAGTGGTGCCGTGGACCCAGCTGAACTGGTCTGCCGTCTGGGTGCTGGCAGCGCTGAAGTAGTTCTTAGCGGCGATGGTTGGCGCCTCGATTGTGACCTCGCCCTCGGGTTTGCGGTCGGTGATCATGATCTGCTGGGTGCAGCCAGCCAGCTGACGGAATGGTGTCTCGTTGGCTAGATCAAGGCTGAAGGCGCTCAGGCAGGCCGCGTAGCCATGCACCTGCAGGGTGGCGGTGTTGGCGCTGTTGACCACCACCGGATCAGCCTGGTTGCTGAATGTGGGCGAAGGCTGCGTCTCGTCCGTTGGTGCGTTGAAGATGCCGGTAAAAGAAAAGCTGATCTTGGGAATCTCGCCAGTTTCCAAGGCCATGGTCCAGGTGCCGCGGCAGCCGGTGACCTTGTGCCTCACGCCATCAGCAAAGAAGTAGAGCGTCACGCCCTTGAAGCTTGCGCTCACAGGGGCGTAGGTGACGCTGGTGACGGCCACGATCGTCTCGCTGAAGCCGCAGGCCTGCATCAGTGCCGACCACTTCGGCGCAGTGCCTGCAGTGCCAGAGCCTGCAATCTCCACGTCAAAGGAGACGCTGACCAATCGCTGGCCCACCACCATCTCAGTGTTGCCGAGATAGCCAAGGATCAATTCACGGTCCTTCAGCTCCAGC